GCGCGTCCTCCGGGTCCACCGCATTGGGGTTGTAGTTCGCCACGGCCCCGTCGCCGGTGGTCGCCATCACCTGCTCGATGCTCACCGGCAGCCACTTGAATACGGTTCTGAAAACAGTTTTCAGGGCCATGCTCTCATAGTCCGTAACCCACGGACCGCTGGTTGCCGCCTTGCTGCGCTTGCGATGCTTGTCGATCTCAAATTTCTGCATATACTTGATGACCGGCGCGGCGTCCTTGTCCTTGAACCTGACCACCACATACGCGCCAAGCATCGCTCCAGGATCGCCGGAGAGGAAAGGCTTATGCGTCAATTTGGGCTCCAACCCGTATTCAATGTCGAACTCGTCCTTCTCGTGGACAACCTGCGCGTCAACGCTGGAAATCTCGCCGCTCCTGCGGGCGATTGAAAGCATTCCCCTGTATCCGCAGATGAACTGCACTTCCTTCTGCCCGGTCTTCTTGTTGTTGAACGGCACCGGGTAGCACTGCCCCAGCACGCTCGCGGGCTCCAGGCCGCAGGCCGCCGCCTGCATGAAGTAGCCCAGCACGCTGGGCACGCTGCACTCGGCCAGCGCCGGGTTCAGCCGGAACTCCGTAAGCGCCGACCTCACGAAGTGGTCCGTGTCCAGGAACTTCGGCAGCGCCGCCGCCAACTGCTTCTGAAAGCCCGCGTCGTTCAGGTACGAAACCACCGTCCCGCCTTTCTTCTTCGCCACCGCCGCTGTTGTCTTCGGCGCAAGCGCCGCCGTGTTCTTCGGGGTCTTGATCGTCTGCTGCTCCATTGATGTATCCTCCTTACTCCGCATCCGCGATCACGCGGCTCTCAAACTTCTTGTAGGCGTCCATGTACCATTCCTTCTTGTCGCCGTTGTAGGTCAGCTCGTAGTACATGCCGTCGAACAACGTGCTGGAGATCAGGTACTTCCAGTTCTGAAGCGCCTTGGCCTTCCAGACCATGTACACCTCAAACTTCGGCTCCGGGTCGCTCTTGTCCAGATGCTCGATGATGTAATCCCGAACGATCTTCAACGCCTTGTCATCCAACTTGCCTTTCCTCCTTTTCTCGTTCCACAAACCGCGCTATCCTCTGCATCACGTCATACGCGCACGGCAGCGCCAATCCATTCCCGTATGCCTTGTAGATCGCGCTGTCGCTGCCGCCCAGCCCCTCGCACCATTCGTCCGGGAAACCCTGCAACCTCGCGCACTCCGTGGGCGTCAGGCGTCGCACGATGTATTTGCGGGGCGGCTCACCATCCGTAAGCACCGCCTGCTGATCGTGCATACAGTTCAGCGCTCCGGTCTTGTTGTCCATGTACGTTTGATGTAATTGGCCGTTTCCAACACATACCGCCGGTTTCGTATTCGCGGCGTTTGCGCGAATCGTAGGCGATATGTTCCCATAATGCCCGTCATACTCCCGCGCCTTGCCGCCTCCGGCGCTGAAAGCCACGATCGCAGGCTCCCCGTTCCTCGCCGCCTTGATGGTCGGCGCTACGTCGCCTTCGCTCAAACCGGCATTCCCGCTGTTCGCCCACGCCAGCGCTACCACATTCTGTCCCCTGTCCACGCACGGGCTGGAATCGTGCCGCGCCGTCAGCGCTCTGGCCGTCTCAGGGTAGCAAACCGCGTGCTTATCCACTGTGTTCAGCGTGGGGCAATCATCCACCATGTATCCGGGGCCATTCTGGTTTGTGTCTCGGTCTACCATGTTTCCCTGTATGGCGTAGCACACGCCGTGTTCGTGCGCGGCACTGATCGTAAATTGTGGGTCGCCCGGTTCTCCGATTCCGAAGCACGTTCGCATATCGTCCCTGCCGCCACGGGTGGCAACCATTGTGTTTATTGGATAGCACACATCCGGCACTTGATTTCCGCCGCTCGGTGCCGCCCTCAACGTCGGCGTGGTCCCATCTTCGCAGTAGGCAATGCTCCGCGCCTTCGCGCCCTGTCCACCCATGAAAGCGGCTGGATAGCACACGCCCCAACGGTTCTGTCCGCCGTGGCTGTTCGCGTTGATGTTCGGCGCGACGCCGTTCACGTCGTACTGGCGTATGCTTTGCGAATCCCACGGATTCAAACACCTAACGCCACCGCTTCCTCCAACGCCTCCCTCAGCATCGGCGGCAGTTCCTTCCCCCCGCTTCTCCGCCCTGCGAAGAATGCCCGCGCACGCTTTCGGTGACAAATAGTATTTCTCCGGCGCGTTCGTCTGCAAAATCTGCGACAAGGTAGATTCTCTTGCGGCGCTGGGGCACTCCCCAGTATTGAGCGTCGTAGACCCGCCAGGCCAGGCTCCAGCCGTTTCCCACGATACCCCCCCCCGGTATCCCATCTCTTAGGTTGAGGAATTGAAACGTCTGCTTCAATGACCCCCGCAAGGGCTTCGAGGACGGCTTTGAAGTCCGCGCCATTGTTGCTGCTGAACGCTCCGGGCACATTTTCCCAGACGGCAAATCGAGGTCGAATAGACTTATCTGTCCTTCCACGGGCTTCATCGGCTTTTCTCATCTCCTTTATGATTCTCACGGCCTCAAAGAACAGGTTGGACCGCTGACCTTCGTGTATGCCGAGCTGCTTCCCGGCCACGCTCAAATCCTGGCACGGGCTTCCGAAGCTGATGATGTCCACCGGCTCCGCCGCCCCGCCGTCGATGTCCGTGACGCTCCCCAACTGCTTCATGTCGGGGAACCGCGCCGCCGTCACCTTCAGCGGGAACGGTTCGATCTCGCTGCTCCATACCGGCCTGACGCCGCACATCACCCCGGCCAGCGGGAACCCGCCGATCCCGTCAAACAGTGAACCCAACGTCAGCATCATTCATCCCCCGTATCCACTTTCGTCACCGTGAACCTCCGCCCCGCCGTCACCTTCGTGAACCTCTCCGCTACATCCGGCATTGCGGCCTTCAGCGCCTTGGTGTCGATCCTCCGGCTGCTGGTATTGGTCCACCGCACCGTCCAGCTCTCGCTCACGCCCTTCTCAAACGTCCCCATGGCGGCCTTGATCTGCTGGTCCATGCCGTCGATCTCCGCCTGTAGCGCGTCCCGCTGCTGCACCTTCATGGCCCGCAGGTTCAGTAAATCCTCCAGCCCGTCCAGCGCCATCGTGGCCTCGGTCTCCTCCGCCGCCGGGTACAGCGCGTTCAGCGCCTCGTCGTCCGCCTCGCTCCCGGTGGGCAGCGGGGGTACCCTGGGCACCACATGCTCCTCCCAGAACGCCCGCTCCGCTTCGATCAGCGTGGCAATCGCGTCCTCGTCCCGCTCGATGCAAAACACATGGTGGCTCTTCCCCAGCACCACGATGCTCACATACCACCGCTCCGCCCCGGTGACGGCCATGTAGTGGATGCACTGCCAAAAGTAGTGCGGATTGATCTCACCTTCGTCGAACCGGAATTTGCTGTAGGGGCTGGTGGTCTTGCACTCCAGGCCCGCGTTCTCATTCAGCACCTCCCGGTCGATGTTCGCCAGCATCCACGGATAGTCCGGGTGCCGCAGTATCCGGTTGCACTTGCGCACCTTCTTCGGCGTGCCCTGCTTTTCCATGAAGTCCACGAACCGGTCCGCCACATACTGCTCCAGGTCCGTGCCCTGCCGCATGGCCTCGTTCTCTTCCTCTTCCACGCCCTTGCCGATCTTGTCCATGTACACCTTCAGCGGCGAAGAGTACGGGTTCACACCCAGGATCGCGCTGGCGTCGCTGCCGCCGATGCCGTTCCGCCGGCTCTCCAGCCATTCCTCCCGGCTCATGCTCCGGGTATCGGCGTACACGTTGCTGATGTTCAGTCTCTTGTTACCCATCTCACCCTCCTATGAACTGCCAGATCAAATCCTCGACCTCGTACACCTTCCGCTTCACATACGCCAAATTCGGGTCATTGACCCTGGAAAGCATCTGCTCCGCCACCTTGAACTGCGCGTACACGTCCTTGATCGTCGGCGTATACCAAACGTCGAACACCTTCCGGCCTCCTAAACCTTCCCCAGGCAGCGAAGCTGCCGGTTCAGGGTGTGCGCAGCCATGCCCTTGGGCGGAAGGTGGGCCGACGCGCAGCGTCGGGTCGGATGAGGTCGTCCCCCTCAACCGATTCTTCCGCGTCTTATATCCAACCATCATCCGTACATCCTCCATCCTCGTAATCTCTCACAGTACCGCCGCGAAATACTCCCTCCGCAGCGCCTCTTCCTCCCGGTCCTCTTCCTCCCTGACCAGCTTGAAATACTGATCTCTCTCGAACCCAAGCACGACGGCGCAGTCCCTCAGCTGCCCGATCACGTCCTCCATGCCGCGCACGCCCTCCAACTGCTCCACGGCCTCGCCGATCCTGAAAATCTCCTCTTCGACCTGCTCCAGCTTCTCCGAATTGGTCATACTCTCACTCGCTTTCATGGTTGAAGCAGAGGGTGGGAGTCGAACCCACCAGCGCCCGGCAGGACAATCCCCTTGGCGATCGCGGGAAAGTCGGGTATACGCGCCCCGTCCCTGGCCCTGCATGATGATGGAGCCGACGCAGGGAATCTAACCCTGAACCAGCGCTATCTGTGTTAATTCGTTTCTGCGTATACCCAATGCGAATTATGAGTTGATTTTCTAATCCCTCTCACACACCTGTGAATCAGCACATTGCTTATTCCTGTTAGCCTTTGGGCTTCCAATGCAGAATCGTAAATAACTCCCGTCTCTACGCACTTCACAGCAAACCTCTTCGACGGTTTACGCCCAAGGACGTTAAACGCATGTGTAGTGTTTTCGCTGCATGTACACCAT